TCTCTGTTGTGATAGTGTGTCGTGGGAGTTAAATGGCTGAAAATCCCGTTTTAGAGTAGGCCGAGAGTAGAGAAGATATAAAGTGTTCCTTTTATACAACTATAAGATATTACACTTCATCTTCTTTACTCTTTTTTATTTTTCACTTATTTATTCACTTATTTATTCACTTAATTAAATTTATTAACTATGGCAAAATTTGCAGAACTTCGTTTATTTGGTAGAGCACTGGAAAATACCTGGGAAGAAAGTACAGTTAATTCTGTATTTATTAAAGATTGTGCAGCTAAAGGATATATTATGCATCCTGATTGTCAAATTCAAAGAGTTATGTCTTACATAGCTTCATTACCTAACAATTATAATTCTACTTTCTATAGATCATTTAATGATGTTATTAATAGAAGTGAAGAGGCGTTGTGGGTAGATCAGTGTATGCATTATGTATCTACATATGGTACAGGTCATACAGGTACACCTTATGTTCCTAATGATAATCCTGCTCATATTGATTTTACTGAATGTAAGATTATTGAACCTATTACTAAGAAAGAAGTTATAGGTAAGATTGAGGATATGTTAAATTCAGGTATTGCTCTTAAGAATGATACTATAGATGACATCTTTGAGTTAATTGGAGAGCTTCAACTTAATATAAATTTATCTAATTGTAAGAACCGTGAGTTCTTGATTAGATATCATGTTAACAGAGTCCTTCCTTTTGATACAGTTGAGGAAACACTTCAAGCAATCAATTATGTTATTACTGGTAGTGCATGTATTGTTAAAGACCGTGCAACAATACAAGCATATCGTGATTTTGCTTATGAAGCTTGTCTATCAGTAGTTGAAAACTTTGAATATCTTGAAGAAGCATTTCTCAACCGACATACTGAAAAAGAGTGGGCAAGTATCTTTAATAGATATAAACCATTGTTTCTTGCTTTAAGAACAAGTCAGCCAACTTATGATGGAAATGATATGATTCATACTTTTTTGAGAGCTAAGATTAACAAGATATCTAAGTTATCTAAGAAGCATCACGTTCCTACTGTTATGCCTATGAGTACAAAGTTCTTGACTCCTGAATATATTAACAATGATAAGTTAACTTATCAGTCAAGACTTTGGTTACGTAATTATCAGGATAGATCTTTATTTGAACTTGTAAAGTATTATAATGCTATACAAAAGAGAAAAGAAGGAAAGTTTACTGACACAATTAATATCAGAAATGGTAAGAGTTGGGTTAAGAAAAGTTCTTGGGAGCTTAATGAAGATAACTTGGATAAACTTAGCAGTCAGGTAAGACGTTCAATATCTCATAAGATGAGAGAGAAATTACAAGGTAAAACTTTAAATCTCCCTTCTGGCTTGGGTATTACTCTTCCTACATCAGAAAAGAATTTTATTGGTACATTACCTATTGGTTCTTATATTGATGTTATGCCTGAAGATAATCTTATTGTTGGGATTTATTGGAAAGGTGAGGATGGTGCAAGAGATCTTGACTTGTCATTTACTGATATAGATGGTCAAACTATCTCTTGGTGTAATTCATACAACGATGAAGGTAGTAACATTGTTTACTCAGGTGATATGACATATGCTGATCCTGAAGCTTCAGAGTATTTATTGTTCCGTAATGATATACCTAATGGTATATTTATGTGTAACAATTATTCTGGTACACCAGAAGCAAAGTATACATTTATTGTTGCTAGACTTCCTGAAGGTAAGAGTTTTAATGCAAATCATATGGTACATCCAGATGATATTATATTTCAAACTCCTATGGTTATGAGAAGTAATCACATGTCTATGGCTATCCATGTTGGTAGTAGATTTATCTTTACTGATAGGGCTATCGGTAATAATAGAGTTGCTAGAGCAGGTATTACTACTGAAAATTTAATTCAGAGTCAAATTGAGATGTCAGATATGTCATTGACATTGAATGAATTTATAGATCATACTGAACTTGATGGTGAGGTAGTAGATCTAACTACTGATGACAAGTCAGCTTTAATTAGCTTATTGTCATAAGACTACTGAGCAGGATGTAAAAGTCCTGCTCTTTTAATTATTCACTTTTAAAAACAGATTAAAATGGCGAAAGAACAAGCTATTATTGTTGATGTAGATGGTACATTAGCAGATATGAAAGGTATTAGAGGACCTTTTGAGTGGGACAAAGTTCATCTTGATAGACCTCATCAAGATGTTATTAATCTTGTTATTGATTTAGCAAGTGTTGAA